TGACTACAATTGAGAATAAAACAAAGTGGGGTTACTATCAATCATCGGAATATTTCAATACTTATCAGTGGCGTTTTTATTTAAGTATATTCGGCTCTCCGGTAGTTATTTATCAAATATTCAAAATGAAATTATTAAAAGGGGAAGCTATTTTAAATGACGTTGATACGATAAAATTCTCTGAATACCGGAATATGTCTGAGGATTTAGAGCGAATAGTCAGGGAGTTTACAGAGTGGATTCATACAAGAAAAATGGAAAATTATTTTAAGGATAAATAGTTCTTTTAAAATTTGGGACGGACTTTAAATTAAGCGGTTAGGTAGCTCCTAAAGTTGCTAATTTAACGTAGGTTTTAAAAACCTTGCCCGTCCCTTTACATTAAGTAACAATGCTTAGGTTAACTCCAAATCCCTAAGCAGGAACGGTGGTACTTAGTACTTTGGAATCTATCCGGTGTTAACTTGAAATGATGTCGTTAGAACAAACCAAATAAGCCGCCGATAGAGATTGAGGCTTATACCGTTCCTTATTATTAAAAATAAATTATGACTGCAAAAGAATATAATAGAAAAGTTAAAGAATGGTTTGATAAAGGATTAAAACCTATTGCTGTTAATTTTGACAGGAAAGAAAATAAATGGAATATTATTATTACAAAAATGAGCAAAGAACAATTAGAGAGTTTACAAAATTCTAAAAATAAAATATTTGTTGAAAAACTTGAGGCTAAAATGAATAAGATTAACGAAGACAAACTGGAAGAAATCCAATTAAAAACCGAGATTGATTTACATCAATTTTCCCATTTACAAAATGATATTGATACACTTACCGATAAGTGTATTGATATAGTAATTTCAACATCTGAGAATTTAAGTTATGCCAAAGATTTGGCTAAACAGGCAAGGGAAATATCTAAATGGATTGAAGACAAACGCAAAGAAGTAACAAAGCCGTTACTTGACAAGAAAAAAGAACTCGATACTTTCGCTAAAGATTTAATTTCAGGTTTAAATGATTCGACTGCAGATTTAAGAGGGCAAATATTGAATTATGAAATGAAATTAGAAGCTGAAAGACAAGTGGAATTAGAAAGAATTGAGGCGGAAAAACAAGCGGAAATTGAGAAGTTGGAAAAAATTGAAAGTCCGGTATTAAAGCAAGAACTAATAACGGAAATAGAGAATAAAAAAACCGGTGAAATTACTCATTTAGAAAAATCCACAAGTTTACGCAAAACTTGGACGTTTAAAATTGAAAATGAAAATCATATACCGAGAGAGTATTTAATACCAGACGAAAGAAAAATCAAACAGGCAATTAAGGAAGGTATTAGGGAAATTCAGGGCTTAGTTATTTTTGAAAAAACATCATTAAATTTGAGATAATGAACTACTACGGATACATAACAGAAATAGGGAAATGGCGTGGCGACAAAATTAATCTTGAACCATTTATTGAAAGTCGGGTTTGTATGACTATCAGGAAGGTTAAAGAGCAACGGACAGATAACCAAAATAGGTACTTACACGCCATTTTAAATATCCTTAAAAACGAAATGGGAATTGAAGCAGAGGACTTAAAATCCTATTTTAAATATAGTTGTTTATTCAAAGATTTAAGTGAAACTATTTATCCCGAACAAGAATTTTACAATTATGATATTGCAACTTACTTGCGATTAAAAGATGAAGAATTAAACAAGGGATTAATCAAAGCAGAATCTCTTGTTTCAACTAAAAATTTAGACACTTATCAATTTACATTATTAATAGAATTTATTAGAGATTATTCGAGCAAGAATGAGATATGTTATATAATGACACCGGAAGAGTTTTATAAACTAAAGAAGAAATAATGCATACTTTAGAATATTGGGTTATAAATAACGGAGTTGATTCTTTTGAAAAGAAAAAACGAAAAGCAGAAGTGAGTAAAAAATATTATGAAAAGAATAGAGAAAAATTAATGAAACGTCAAAAGGAAATTAACGCAAAACACCGGAAGAAAAATGTTAACTAAAAGACAAATATATTATCAAAATAATAAAGAACAGATAAAAGGAAATGCTGCTCAATGGAATAAAAACAATAAAGAAAAAAGGGTTATAATTCAAAATAAATATAATGCAAAAAACAGAACTAAATCAATTGAATTTAAACGTAAATATAATAAAAAAAATAAAGTAAAAATAAACAAGAAAGGTCGAACGAGATATAAAATGAATAAATATAAACAAATAATATTAGAATTAATTGAAACAGCAGGACGTTCTTACGGCATGAAATTTGAAGATTTAATAAACAGACCTAATAATCAAATCAATAATAAAATCATGTTTAAATATTGTTTAATTTACTTTATAAAAACAAAATTTCCTGAATACAGAAATAAGAAACTTGCTAAGTTATTCGGTTACTCTGACCATTCAACTATTTCTATTATTATGAACCCGGATGTTACTTTATTTAGGATTAAAAACCCGTATAATTATCCGGGTTACAAGTTTTGTTATGAACATATTGAATGGAATTTTTACAAAGCAAATACAAAAAATGAATATCCAAAACAATTAAAGGTTATATAAAAAATATCATGAACGAAATTACATTAACAGAAAATGAAGTAATGCCTTATTTTACTTCGACAATAGATTTTTTTAATAAACTTTTGGTAATTCTGAAACAGAAAAAACAAAAATTAATGTGTTGTGATTGCGGACATAATTACGATAATTTTTATGAAATAGGTTTATGCGGGAAATGTAATAAAGAACGAAATATTTATGACACTTCCCATTGTTCTGAGTGCGGATATGATGAAGTCTTTAGATTATGCCCTAAATGTAAATCTGATAATTATTATTGGTTAGAATATTTTATTATGGATATAGAAAAGTATTTAAAAATAGGTAAATATCCTTTTGAAAGATTTACTCTGAATTTCAAAACAAAAAAAAGTATAATAAATTTTTATTTAAATATAATAAAGTAGTATAAATTTTTATTAACATTTTTAAGGACACATCATGCAAATTAAAGAAGTACCTGAAACAGCAAAAGAAATGGCTTGGGAATATTATATTTCGTTAACTAAAATGACACATCCAAATATGACAAAGCAACAAATATTAAATATGTATCATAAAAACACAAAATTAATATGCTTAAAAAACAAGAAAACTAAAAAAGTAATTAGGATATATAAATTTAATCCACATAGTCTTATTGAATCTGGTAATTGGCATATAGTTAGTAAGGGTGTATGGAAGAGATTTATTAGAGCAAATCCAAGAAAACGAAATTTAATTTTAGGATACAAATATTAATTATTTATTAACATTTTAAGGAAAAACAATGGCAAAACCAAAAACAATTAAGATTGACGAAGTAGAATATGTTAGAGCAGATTCTATTAATCAAGAAGCGGAAACTTTTGATGGATTACCTTATATGATGGTTCGCACTTATTCGGCGGGTGTATTCGCAGGTTATCTTTCTAAAAGAGAAGGCAAAGAAGTAACATTAAAAAATGCTCGTAGAATATGGAAATGGGCGGGTGCTGCTTCTTTAAGTCAATTAGCAATGGAAGGTACATCAGACCCATCTAATTGCAAATTTCCATGTGAAGTTAATGAAGTTTTGTTAACCGAAGCAATAGAGATTATACCAATTTCAAGCAAAGCTCAAAAATCATTAAAAGAGGTAAAGACATGGAATCAATAAGAAACGGTTACGGTTCCGGTTCCGGTTCCGGTTCCGGTGACGGTTACGGTGACGGTGACGGTTACGGTTCCGGTGACGGTTCCGGTTACGGTTACGGTGACGGTTCCGGTTCCGGTGACGGTTACGGTGACGGTGACGGTTACGGTTACGGTGACGGTTCCGGTTACGGTTACGGTTCCGGTTCCGGTTCCGGTTCCGGTTACGGTTACGGTTACGGTGACGGTTCCGGTTACGGTTACGGTTCCGGTTCCGGTTCCGGTTCCGGTTCCGGTTACGGTTACGGTTACGGTTAAAAGATTTATTTAAAATTACATTTTAAGGAAAAACCATGCAAATCAAAAAAGTAAAGTTCAATCCAGACGAAACAATTATCAGTTATTCAAAACAGACTGAGGAGGAGCAAACTAATAAGTTTGAAATCAGTTCACCGGAAAAGCCATTACCGGCTTTTATACAATCTTTAAAAGATTTAAAAGAGGAGTTTTGTATAATTAACGAACTTGATATTTCTTTGACAGCAGAACCGGAAGAGAATGAACTTGAGAAATTAATAATCACAGGGGTTACATTTTCACATAAAAACACAGAAGAATACAAGGTCTCAATTTTAGGTTATAAGAAAGTTGAATTATCAAATGCTCCATTAGCGATTAACTCTCCTGTTATAACTCTGGGATTGTTAAATGAAGATGACGAACATTATAATTTCAAGAACAATTTAAAAACCAAATTAGCGGTTGTAATGGAATTGGCAGAGAAATATGTTAATGGGGAACGGGAAAAATCAGAGCAAGATACTTTAGGATTTGGAGAGGAAAAATAAATTATTTTTCGTTCTTTGAAAAAACATTTTTTTATTTGAGATATTTTTATTATATTATTCTCAGAGTGTTTTTGAAACTGAGGATTTAATGATAAATAAGCAATTAAAAACTGGTTCGCAATTTGGTATTCCTTACCGATTAACCTCAGTAATGAAAACACTCTTAACAGATTGCGAGCCAATATTACTACATAGGTTCTTATCACTTATTCTAAAACCAGAGATAATATCTCAAATAGAAAGTAACTCACTATCAAACAGAGCTTGCGAAATCCGAGCAACGCCCAACCCTGCGACTTGGTCAAAAGCATATTTAATATATAAGCAAGTAAACTGTAAAACCGTTGCTAAGCGGATGTTGATTAAGTGGGTCAAAACGAAATTTTAAAATCAATTTTTAATATTTTGTTTTATTTAGTTTATAATTATATGCTAAGAAGATGGGTTATGTTTTATTAAAAAAGGGAGTTTTTATGAAATATTTATTAATTTTATTCATGTTTTTATCAGTAAATCTCTATTCTAAAGACAGCACTGATAATTTTAATTTTTTATTATATTCTCATAATCCAAATATTGATTTAAATATAGAAAATTATGATTTAAGTAATTATCATTTTATAATAGGGATAAAACAGTTTGTAATAAATTTTGCATATATACCAATAGATATTAAGTATTCCGATAAAACTATTTTAAAAACTAATTATGCAAAGTTAAGTTTTGGTTATGCTTTAAATTTTACCAAAAATTTATATATACCTTTAACAATAGGATACTCAAGTAAAAACGAATTTTATCCCGATAGGGTCAATTTTAGTTTAGGAGCAATTTACTTAATAAAACCAATAGTATTTGGGATTAATTACGATAATTTTACAGGAATAGGATTACTAATAGGATTGAAATTTTTATAAAAAATCAAAAGAAAACAATGAAATTTGACAAATATTATTTTAGAGAATTATTATTAGAACTTGAAAATCAAGATGAATTTTCTATTGTTTATTCTAAATATGAACCTAAAAAAGCATATCATTTATATTTATTAAGTGATGGTGGTTTTATAGAATGTCTTAAAAAAGAATTCCAATCGAGTGAATATATAATTTGTTTTCAAAAATTAAAAACAAAAGGAATAGAACATTTGAGTTTAATTCGAGATAAAATAAAATGGGATAAAACTGTTTTAAAAATTGACAATAAACATGAAGGGCTTGATTATATTCCATGGGATTTATTAATTGAACTTTTAAAAAAAGAAAATAAAATTTGTTAATAGTTTTTATAAACAATTCAGGAAAAATATGAGATATTTAAAAAGAATAATTTTATTCACATTGTTAATATCTTACGTTATTTTAACGGGTTTTCAAAACAGGCAAATCAATTGGAAATATTACGAAATTGGCATGAAGAAATACGGATATTTGATTAAGACGGAGAGTTATAATACTAAGTTACCGGAAAGTCTCATAGAAGCTGTTATATGCGCTGAGACGGCACAATGGAATGAAACAGCACATAATAGAAAATCAAATTGTATTGGATTGATGGGAATTAAATCTAATGGCACAAAAGAAGATATTACAAAGTTAAAAAATCCTTCAAATAATATCAGGTTAGGCAGTAAGATATTATTACACAAAATAAAAACACACGGCGGATGGTTCAAAGGATTAACCAGATATGGAAATAGTAAAAAATACGCTAAAATGGTATTGAGATTTTACAATGATATTGAGAAATACAAGAAAGAAAATAGTTATTTAAACGGAAAATAATCTTAGCCCGGCAATACGGTTGTTCTTTAATCCAAAGTTTATCAGGTAAAATACATATAGCTACTAATGATAGATACTGAGTCGGGCTTTAATATACTAAATTAACTCATTTAAGAGCTATACAGAGGGTTTTTAACGTACTTTAATATAATATATCAGAAAGGAACTTAAAAATGAATTATAGAATAAAAATACCGACAGTAGATAGCACTTTTAAAAGTTTACTTTTACCTAAAAAATATGATAAAATATTTAAAAATATGATACCAACATTAACGGTTGGAGATACTTTTATTGACCATTATGGTTTTGAATATTTAATAATTAAAAAGCAACATGATTTTATTCATAATTTAGTAAATTTCACAGTTAAAAAAATTAAATGAAAAGAAGATTACATGACACTGAAATATGGAAAAAGAAATGGTTTCGTAGATTGAAACCTGAGTATAAATGTTTTGTTATTTATTTATTTGATAATTGCACTAATTCTGGAATATGGGATGTTGATACTGACTTGGCAGCTTTTTATATAAATACAGATAAAGATATTTCAGACCCAAAAAAGTTTTTACCGGAAGATTTTGAGATTATTAAATTTAAAAAAGACAAATGGTTTATTCCAAAGTTTTTAAAATTTCATTATCGGGAAGGAATCGGTTCAAATAAGCCGGCAATGAAAGGAGTTCGGGATGAGTTGGAAATTGAAAGATTAAAAAAAACAAATGGTTTATTACAAAGTTTTTAAAATTTCATTATCGGGAAGGAATCGGTTCAAATAAGCCGGCAATGAAAGGAGTTCGGGATGAGTTGGAAATTGAAAAAAAAAAAAAAAAAGTTAAAGAAAAATTCAGCAAAGAATTTTTTGAATATCACGAACCAAAAAAAAAAAAAAAAAAGGAAAAGAAGAAAAAAGAAGTAAGCGAAAAGGGGATGAGTTTTGCTAAATGGTTCAAATCTTTATTACCGGAGAAAACAAGAACAAATACTAATGATTTACGAAATTGGGCAGAGTGTTATGACGAAATGATTACTAAAGACAAACGAACTCCAAAAGAAATATCAGAGATTTGTAAATGGGCAAGAGAAGACCGAATATGGGAAGCTCATTTTATGAGTCCGTTGAAATTACGCAAGAGAAATAATGACAAAGTTTTATATTACGAAGTATTTAAAAATGGTTTAAAATTAAGTCGGCAGAAGCCGAATATGTCTTAATAAATAAGAGGCTCAAAATGAAATTAACAGATGAACAAAGACAAAAAATACTTTATAAAAATATCAAAAAAGGAAGTATTTTAACAATCCCTAATTATTTAAAAATATACGATAAACCGTCAATGTTAGCAAAGCCGTTGTTATTAGAAATGCCTTTTGATAAAGAAGCAGATGATTTTATTATTGTAAAAAATATATATAATAAAGTATTCGCAGAAATAAATTTAACAGACCATCCGGTAAGTAAAAATGTTTTTGTATGGATTAGCCAAATAGCAGGGCGAGGATTAATACCTATGTTAGTTATGACATTATTTTATAAAATTAATAATATTTTTAACAAGGAGGCTTATAATGAAATACACAAAGAACGAAGCAAGAATTAAATTAACATTTTGGCAACGGATAAAATTATTATTCGGTGCTAATTTGCAAGTTATAACCGGTTCAAGATGTAAAAGTTTTGAAGCTGAATTAAGGTTAAATGGAATTAAGATATGGGGGATTTGGAAAGATGGAAAAGATTGAAGCAAAAAAATATTTAGATAAAAAAAGTTGTGGGAAAGTGCCGTTGATTATTCATGGTTTATTATATGAATTAGTTAGGAATCAAAACGAACTCATAGAAAGAGATGAAATTCGGAATCAGCAAATTGTTATATTGCTTGATAAAATTATATCAATGGACACTATTACTTTTGAACCAAAAAAACAGAATTGTTTTCATTGCAAGCATTACCTTTTTTCAAAACGTAATAAATACAAAAAACATATCTGTAAATTATCTTATTCTATGAATACTTTGGACTATTGTAGAGAATTCGAAGCTAAACAAAAAAAGCTATTAACTAAAGAAGACATTCAAAAACTATTAAATTAAAATATGGGGAGTTTGAAATGGAAAAAATAAAATGCGATAACAAAGATTGTGAATATTGGTATAACAATTATTTACTTAAATGTTCAATATATTCACACAAAGAAAAATTAATTAATTGTAAAGATTATAAACCTAAACAAGAAAATCAACAAGAATTAAAAACAGAGAAATCATGTGGTAACGATAAATGCGTTGATTACGGCAAAGAATATGTTTTTAATTGTGGCTTACCGAATATAAGAGATAATTGTCCTGATTTTGTAGAAGAAAAACAACAAGGATTAAATCCTAATGAAGATAACAATTATTTTACTGGCAATTTTAGTTATGATGAAATATTAAAATATTTAGATAAACAACCAAATACCTCTTTGCATTGGATTGTTTTAGATATTGCTAATTATTTAGACCAAAGAAATAAAGGTATAGAAAAGAAATGGACAGATGAAGACCTCAAAGAATTAGTATTTTATATAAAGTGTACTATGGCACACAATTCTAATTTTTTAAAATCTTTTCAAACTGAAACTATTATAGACAATTGGAAAAGAAAACTATGATTGAAGTTTTAGAAAATAAATTACCGCCACATTCTAACGAATCGGAAATAGTTATTTTAGGTTCTTTATTAATTGATAAGGATTCTATATTAAAAATTACCGATATAATCACTGCGGATAGTTTTTATAATGAAGCTAATAAAAAGATTTACAGTACAATTTTAGATTTATATTCTAAAGACAAGAATTATGATTTGGTTAGTTTGGCGGAGGAGTTAAATAAGCGGAAATTACTTACACAAATTGGCGGTGCTGCTTATTTATCTGAAATTAATACAAGAGTTCCAACTGCGGCTAATATTGAAACACACGCAAGAATAATTCAAGAAAAATTTATTAAAAGAGAACATATATTAGTAGCAACAAAATGGTTATCGGATAGTTATGATATTTCGGCAGATGTATTTGAAACAACAGCTAATTTATTAACTGAAATAAATAAAAACACTATCAATTTATTGCAGAGTGAAACTTTAAGTCCAAAAGAATGGACACAAAAATTATACGTTAAAATTGAAGAAGATTGGAAAGGAAAAGAGAAAGGTATTCCAACGGAAATTTATGAATTAGATAAGATTTTACAAGGCGGTTTTCAAGATGGGCATTTTGTTGTTATTGCAGGTTCAACATCGGCAGGGAAAACATCTGTAATTATAGATATTATTAAAAAGAATAAAAATATACCAGTAGCTTTTTTCAGTCTTGATCAGACAAATTTAGATTTAGCTTTAAGATTATTAACTAACGATACGGAAATAGAATCTAAGGTTTGGAAACAAATAGATTACCCGTTAACTGATCCTGACAGAAATAAAATGCTTAAAAGTTTAGCAGATTTTAATGATGGCAATATATATTTAAATGACAACTCATGGGATATTGATGATTTGTATTTACATTGTTTGTCAATGGCAAAAAAGTACGGATTAAGATATATAGTAATTGATTATATCGGACAATTAGGAAGCCGTGTTAATGTTAAGAACTCAAGAGAGAGGCACATGACTTATATAGCTGAAAGATTAAAACAATTAGCTAAGAAATTAGATATTCCTGTAATCGGTTTAGTTCAATTAAATAGAGTTGTTGAAAGTCGAATAAATAAAAGACCTTTATTAAACGATTTGCGTGAATCGGGAGCAATAGAACAGGCGGCTAATGTTGCAATATTCATGTATAATCCTTTCAAATATGGGATAAAGGAATTTCCAAAAGGGAGTAAATTTCAAGGTAAATCAAGTGAAAATCACGTAGAAATAATTATAGCAAAACAAAAGGACGGAGAGACTGGGAGCGTATTAGTTCATTACGTTCCAAGTTTATACAAATATTCCAGTCCTGAGCAAGAGAGATTAGACGAAGCTCAAAAACATTTTCAAGATAAGGATGACGTACCATTTTAGGAGTTGAAATGAAAAAACTATTAATTAAATTAGCTTATTGGATTTTAGATTATTATAAAACTACTTTAATAAAAAGAAAGCTAAAAACATATAAATTTGAATTTAAAAAAGACGGTTATTTAATATCTCTTTTTTTTAAAGCACATAATAAAAGATTAGCTGAAGAATATTTTGAAAACCATTCTTCTGATTATGGTATTAAAAATGCTTATGAATTATGGAAGGAAAAACAATGAATATTTTATCAATTGACCCCGGAAATAAGCAATCAGGATATTATTATGTAAGTAAAAAAGATAAAAGACTTTTTGACTTAATTGATAATGAAATATTGCTAAATTTAATTAATAAACAATATGGCATAATTGATAAATTAGTAATTGAAATGGTTGCAAGTTACGGGATGGCAGTTGGGCAGACTATATTTGATACTTGTGTTTGGATTGGACGTTTTCAGCAAGTTGCGGTTATGAATAATATTGAAGTGGAATTAGTTTATAGAAAAGATGTTAAACTTCATTTATGTAATTCTGTACGGGCTAAAGATTCAAACGTTAAACAGGCACTCATAGACAGATTTGCTATGAATCCTAACATAAACCACGGGAAGGGGCATAAAAGCTCTCCTGACTTCTTTTATGGCTTTAAAAAGGATATTTGGCAGGCATTTGCATTGTGGGTTTATTATAATGATATTCAAGAGGTGAAAAAATGAAATTAGCAAAAAGCGAAAAAGAGTTTTTTGATTTAGAAATTAATGATTCATGTGCAACCACTAAATGTAAAATTTGCGGCATGGAAATATTTTGCCATGTAGAATGTTTAGTTGAATTTTCACAAACAGAATTACGAAAACATTTAGAATTACATCACCCTGAAAAAATAAAAGAATTGTGGAGTTGAAATGAAAATAAAATTAATATGGTATAATTTCATAATAAATATTTTAGTTAAAACAATTATGAGAGAATCTCTTAGTGATTTAAAATTATACAATAACAAAGAAATAAAAGTTGATACATTAGTAAAAAGATTAAAGATTAATCATAAAAAAAGGAAAAGTAATGTCAAAATCATTTAACAAAGCAACGTTATTAGGAAACGTAGGGAAAGACCCAGAAATTAAAAACGTAGGGAGTACGGAGTTAGCTTCGTTTTCATTAGCAACAAGCCGTTCATGGAAAGACAAAAATGAAGAATGGCAAGAGGAAACTCAATGGCATAGGATAAATGCTTGGGGATATTTAGCCGGATACGTTGCTAATAATATTAAAAAGGGTTCACGTGTTTTTCTTACCGGAGAAATCAGATATTCGACAACTGAGAATGAAGGTATAACTAAATATTATACTGATATTACCGCTAAAGAAATAATCTGTTTAGACCCTAAAAAGACAGATGGAGAAAATAATTATTCTAACGAAAGAAATGAAAGTGTTAAAACGGAAGATAGTAATATTATAGATGAAGACGATGGGGATGTACCATTTTAATTAAGGTAAACATGAAAAATCTGATTAAGAAATGGGAAGACGAACAAGAACAATTACAATTTATTCTTGACAATCCGGAAAGCTATGAACCGTATATGTTGGATTTTGCTAACATGGAGCTTAAGAAAAACGATATATTTTTAGCAGACCTCAAAGCCCTTGAAAAGCAACACGGTGATATGGAACGGCTTTTAATTGAAAATGAGAAAATGGGAGAGTATATTAAAACCATTGAAAAGAAGCATGATGAAGATATGGTAGAATTTGCGAGCAAGGCGATTTGGAAGTCATTAAAAGAACCGGAAACATTTTGCAAAACAGATGTTATTAAAATGCTTAAACAATTCAAGGAGCAACAATGAAAGAAAAACAAATTGATATTAGCACAAAATCCGAAGCGATTGCATTTAGACTATTGTATCATAGACATTATACAACTGATTTTCAGCCCGGCATCTACAACAGGGCAGGAAATGAAATCATTGCATTAGCCGAACAAATAAAAGCCGAAAGAGCAACCGTCTCAATGTAGACAGGAGTAACAAGATGAAGCGAAATAAACAACAAATATTT